TGCAATTCCGGCTGGAGTATAACACATGACGGGGTTTACCTCCGACCGGGCCAATGGCGGCACCGGGCAAGCTTTCTCGAACCGTATCGCCGGAACCATCTATGTGCGCGTCGACGGCAAAATGCTGTGGGCGCGCGGCGGCTGGAAGGTGAATTTCGCCAAACTGACCCGCGAAGGGGTGGTAGGGCAGGACCGGGTCCACGGCTATACCGAGAAACCCGCCATCCCGTCCGTCGAGGGCGAGGTGACGGACCGGGGCGAGCTTTCCCTGGAAAAGCTCGCCCAAATAGAAAACGCCACTGTGACCATCGAGCTTGCCAACGGCAAAACCTATGTTTTGTCCGAGGCTTGGCTGGTGTCGGAGCTTTCGATTGAAACCGAAGATGGGAAATTCTCGGTGAAATTCGAGGGCATGGAAATCACCGAACAGATGCGGGGAGCCTAAGATGGCGGCGCAAAACATCATTAAGTTAACCCATCCCATTCAGGCGTACGGCAAGGAAATCACCGAATTCGTGATTCCGACCCGGCTAACCCTGGGCGCACTCATGTTGATGGATGGTGCGACGGGCGAAATCGCTAAAATCGTGGGCCTGATTGCCGGGGCTTTTAATATTCCTCCCAGCAGCGCCGAACAAATCGACGCGGCGGATTTGGGCCAGATTGCGGAGGCGCTCACCCCTTTGTTACCGAGTGGGGGCCGGGGTGGGAAGAAGGGGTAGGCGATCTCGCCTACCTCCATCATTGGTCACCCACGGACGTTGAGGGGCTGACGGCCCGGCAATATCACTGGTTTCGGCGGCACGCGCTGCGCATTCATAAGGCGCAACGTTAGCGGATTTCCGCCAGCAACTCGGGGTGCCGGTCAAGCAACGTCAGCAGTTTGACTACGGCAACCGGCGGCGCTGTAACCCCCGTTTCATAGCGGCTAAAGGCATTATGCCCACCCCCAAAGAGGGCGGCGGCTTGACGTTGATCTAAGTCGAGTTTTACCCGGACCCGCCGTATGAACGTAGGATCGGCAAGGCGCGCATTAATCTGGCGGTTGAAAGCAAGCATAGCTTCGCTTACGCGCTGGGCGTCGTCCTTATCAATCACAACCTCTTCGCACGCGGGGCAGTAATCCCCGGTAACGGCTGGGATTACTGTTTGATTGTCTTTGTAGTCATACGACATGGGGCGCGTATCTCGGATAAGGTCGGCTTGGCCGCAGGTGGGGCATTTCATGATTAAAGCTCCTTGAATGAAAGAATAAGTAAACCGCTGGTGATGGTTAGTTTTAGATACAGCTTCCGGCCTTCAACGCTGGGGTGATAAACGTCTTGCCATTGGGTGTGATCGCCGTAGCTGGTCATGCTTTTGTAGAACTCAGCAACCGTAAGCGCCTGAACAACCTCAACCATGTCATCCCGCGTCATGCCCAACCCGGCTGCCGTCTTGAGAGACGTTTTGGTGGGCATCACGTTTCCTTCAGCGCAGAGCGCGCGGACGGTGGCTAGGGTGTGATGAGCGGTGCGTTTTTCCATGCCTTTTTTGTAACCCAAATAGGGTTATGGCGCAAGAGATATTTTACCCTATTTGGGTTAATTCGGGGGTATTCGGATGGCTGCAAATATCTCCGCCGCAATCAAAATTCTGTTGACGGCGGTGGATCGGGCAACCGCGCCGATTCGCCGGGTACAGCAGTCTTTGAGCGGCATCACGGCTGCCGCCGCAAAAGCCCGGCTTGCGTTGGCGGCGCTCGCCAGTACCAAGGGCCTTGATAAGCTTAAAGCTGGGCTGGGCGGGGTGCTTGGTAGCCTGCGCGGGATCACCGGACAAGTGGCGGGGCTTGCGGCTCCGGCGGCGGCGCTGTTCGGGGGCGCATCGATTGCGGGGATATTAGGCGCGGTTAAGGCCACCTCCGACTATGCCGACGCGATGGCGACAGCGGCAGAAATCGCAGGGGTTGGCGCGGAACAGTTTCAACTCTTAAATTACGTTGCCGAACAAGCCAATGTTTCGACCGAGGACCTCAGTACAAGTTTTAAGTTTCTGAATAAAAACATCGCTCAAGCACGCTCCGGCAATAAAAAAGCAATTGAGATGTTTGAGGCAATGGGCGTTTCGGCGGCGGACCTTAAAAATCTTTCGCCCGAAGAAGTGATGAAGCGCCTTGCCGATGGGTTCGAGAAAATCGAAAACCCAAGCCTGCGAACAGCGGCGGCGATGGCGCTGCTGGGCAAAAACGGCGCTGCCATGTTGCCCGCGTTCGCGGGCGGCTCGAAGGCGATGGCCGAAATGGAGGCCAAGGCTAAGCGCTTAGGCTTGGCTTTGTCTGACGCGCAAATCGCCCTGGTGAAAGACTTCGGCGATAACGTGTCGACCCTGATGCAGTCTATCCAGGGCCTTGCCCGCAGTATTGCGGTTAAGGTTATTCCCTATCTGGAACCCCTGGTTTTGCGCCTCACCGAATGGATTGCGGCAAACCGGGAGTTGATTGCGACCAAGGCCGGTGAGTTCGTTGAACGGCTGGCGGGGTGGTTGCAGCAGATCGATTTTGACGCGGTGTTGCAGGGGATTACCGAGTTTGTGCAGGGCATTCAGCAGGTGGTTGATTTCTTAGGCGGCTGGGGCAATGCCCTAACCCTGCTGGCCTTAGGCATGACCGGGCTGCTGGGGCCGATGGTTTCGGTGGTCGGCGGCACCACGCAGTTTGCCCTCTCGCTCACCCGGCTATTGCCGGGGCTTGCGGCGGCAACCGGCGGATTCGCGCGGTTTGGCCTGCGGGTGGCCGCGCTCGCGGTCGGCATCGGTGGGCGGCTGGCGCTGGCCTTGGCCGGGTTGGTTCCGGCTTTGGGGGCCTTGATCCCGCCGATTCTGTCGGTCGGGGCTGCCCTTCTGGCAACGCCCATCGGCTGGATTTTGGCGGCAATTGCGGCGCTGGCGGCGGCGGTTTACCTGATTATCGACAATTGGTCCGAGCTTTCGGCCTTCTTTGGGCGGCTGTGGGGCGGCATCAAGGATCTCTTCGGCGGCCTCGTCGATTGGTTTGCCGATATTGGCGGGCGCTGGATGGGCGCGCTCTGGGGCGGGATTAAATCGGTTTGGGCGGGCCTGTGGGGCTGGATTACCGATGCGGTCGGCAGCGTCATCGACCTGCTGGCGATGCCGATTCGCGCGGTGGCGGGGCTGATCGGGGCCACGGTTTCCGGCGGCTCCTCGGCACCCGTCCCCGGCGGACCAGGCGGGGGCGGGCCGATTTTCAATTCGGGCGGCGTGCGCGAGGGTAGTGGGCTGTTGCCGCCTGCGGCGGCGGGTTCGGCGCGCACCCAAATCGGCGGCGAAATGGTGGTGCGGTTTGAAAACCAGCCGCCGGGCATGGTGGTGGAAAAAGCCACGACCGACACGCCGGGGCTGACGTTCCGGCCCGATCTTGGCCCGGCCTTTGGCTTGGTGTGACGTGTCAAGGCAGGTTTTTGAAGGCGGGGTAGAGCATGGCTTGGCGCGACCGTTTGAAACCCGCGAGTTTTCGCGGTGTGCCGTTTTTTGTGGATAGCGCGCAATTGGAGGCCGGGCGGCGGGTAGTGCTGCACGAATATCCGTTGCGCGACCTGCCTTCGTCTCAAGATTTGGGCCGGTCGCAGCGGAAATTTTCCGTTACCGCCTATGTGTTGGGCAAGGATTACATCGACAAGCGCGACCGGCTGGTTGCGGCGCTGGAACAGGGTGGGTCCGGAACCCTGCAACTGCCCACCTGGCCCGCGCAGCAAATGGTGCTGGCGAGCCTGGCGCAGTTTTCGGAAAGTAAAGAGGAAGGCGGCATTTGCCGCATTTCCTTGAGCTTTGCCGAGGCGGGGGAGCCGGTGCATCCGGCGACGGCAGCCGACGACCCCAACGCCAGCGCAGGGCGGACCGTGGCGGCGCGCAGCGCGGCGCGGGATAGTTTTGCCGGGCGCTGGCGCACGCGCGGCTCCGGTGGCGGGCTACTCTCCAGCCTCGTGACCGATGCTTTGGGCGAGGAATGGGGCGGGTTGCTGGCGGGGCTCGCGGCGGTTGCTAGCGATAACGGCAGAATCGCTTCCGGCGGCGGGGTGATTCTGGGCAGCTTGCTGGGGGATTGGACGCTTGGAGATCGCCAGATCATCGGCGATGGCGATGGTCTCGCCACGGGGTTGCTGGGGATTATCGCCGGGCTGGTCGATGAGGTTTCAGGGACCGGCGAGGCCGATGGATTGCTGCGCTCTCTCGCCTCCCTCGCCTATGCGCCGCGCTGGGGGGAGATGGGCACGGGGGTGGCCTATCCGCGCGGGTCGGCCCAGCCAGGCTGGTATGCCAATTGGCCGCGCTCCACCGACCGGCAAACCCTGACCGGCAACCGCGCGGCTTTGGCCGATTTGCTGGGGCAGGCAGTGCTGATCGAACAGGCCCGCCACCTAACCGACTATGCGCCGGTGAGTACGGGCGATGCTATCGGGCGGCGCGAGGCGCTGATTGCCCGCCTTGATGAACAGGTCGACCGGGTTCAGGTGTGGGATGCGGCGTTTATTCAAGCGACCGACGCCGATCAGGGGTTTTCGGCAGCGCTGATTGCGGCCCTCACCGCCCAAACTTTGGGGGCAACGGCGGCGCTGAACCGGGCTGCTGGGCTTGCCACTGTGCAAATCGTGCGGCTGCAAGCCCCCTTACCTGCCGTGGTGCTGGCCTATGACCGGCGCGAGGACGAGCGGGAAGCTGCCGATATCATCGCGCGCAACCGGGTGGTTCATCCGCTCGCGCTGCCTGCGGGCGAGGATCTAGAGACTAGGGGGTGAGGATGACCCAGGTGATTGTGCCACCACTAGAACCTGTAACGCTGATTCTCGACGGCGGGGCGCTAGAGGGTTGGACCGAGATTCGCATCTCCCGCGCGCTCGATCATGCCGCCGGAGATTTTTCGCTTGGCCTGACCGACAAAAGCCGGGGGCCGGACGGGGTGACGGTCCCGGCGCGGCTTTATTGCGGCGCGCCCTGCCAAATCGCCATTAGTGGCGAGGTGGTGCTGACCGGCTATGTGGATGACGTGGGGGTGAGCTATACGGCCACCAGCCACACCATTCGCGTGTCGGGCCGGTCCAAAACCGCCGATCTGGTCGATTGCTCGGTTGATCCCTCCTATTCGGCGGTGGCGAGCGGCGGCGGTTCTTCCGCGTCGACGGAAAAACCGCTGTCCGGTCTCTTCGATAAGCGCGGCGAGATTGCCCGCAGCGTGCGGGGGCAAAGCTCCCCCGATGCGCTTGGCGCGTCAAACGCGCGGACTGCCGGGCTTGCGGCCCAAGCGCAGCCGGTAGCGCAAGCCCCCTCCGGCGCGAGCGGCGGGCATTTTCGCGGGCAACGGCTGGCCCAGGTGGCCCAAGCGCTGGCCCGGCCTTACGGCGTGACGGTGCTGGTGATGGGCGATAGCGGTGATCCGCTGCCCGCAGTAACGGTTGAAAAAGGGGATAAAGTCTTTGACGTTATCGAACGGTTGTGCCGCCTGCGCGGCCTTTTGGCGAGCGACGACGCGCGGGGAAATCTCATCCTTGCCCGCCCTGGCGGCGGCCGCAATCAAGGCACGCTCGAACTCGGTCGCACCATCCTTGCCGGAGACGCTAGTTTCAGCGTCAAAGAGCGATTCTCAGAAGTCCGGGTGTTTGGACAATCCCCCGCCCTGCACCGCGACAGCTACGGGCGCACCTCCGACGATGACGAACTCGACCCCGACCCCGACGATGATGACGGCGATGGCCCAACGGCTCATGGGTCGGCTGTAGCCCCGGACGAGCGGGACGATATTGCAGCGCGTGCCGCCTCGGTCGCAACGGCCCAAGGCGTTGCCCGCGATGCCGGGGTGCCGCGCTATCGGCTGCTGGTGGTGCAGGCCGAAACGGCAGCGGAGGCGGGCGGGGTGCAGGGCCGGGCGGAATGGGAGGTGGCCCATCGGTTGGGTAAGAGCATCGACCTAACCTACACCGTACCCGGCTGGCGGGCAGATACGGGGAGCCTTTGGGAGACCAATGGCACCGTGTGGCTGCTCGACCCTCTTGCAGCGCTCGACCGCAGCCTTGTGGTCGGCAGGCTAGAATTCAGCCTCGATGGGCAAGGGGGCATGGTGACGAAACTCACCCTCGCGCCGCAAGAAAGCTTTGAGCCCGAACCCCTGAAGGCCAAAAAGCCTAAAAGCGGCGGCGGGCGCGGGTCGGACGGCAAGGCGAACGGCAAAAGCGAGAGCCAGGGGCTGTTTGCGCCGCGCGGCGAGGTCGCCACATCGGTAAGGGGATAGGCTTTGGATCAAGACAGTTTCTCCCGCGCCGTTGGCCCCCTGGCCCGGCGGGGCGGGCGCATGGCGGCGCGGGCGATTCTGGGGTTAACCCGGCTGATTAAGGGGCGGCAGGTGGCGCAAACCCAGCGCTTTGCCGAGGAGACCCGCGACGAGACCGAAGTGTTTCAGGGGTATGGGTTCGCGTCGCGCCCGCTGCCGGGGGCTGAGGGCATTTCGATTGCTTTGGGGGGTGATCCCTCCCATCAGGTGATCGTCGCCACCGACGACGCCCGGCACCGATTTGGCCCGCTGAAAACCGGGGAAGTGGCGATTTACGACGATCAAAAGCAGCATGTTTACCTGTACCGCGACGGCATTCGGGTACGCGATAAGCACGGGAATGAGATTCTGACGGGGCGGGGCGGTATCAGCATCACCAGCCCCGCCCCGGTGACCGTTACCGCGCCGCAGGTAGTGGTCGAGAGCGCGGACGTGCGTTTAGGCGCGGGCGACCTTCGGCCCGTGGCGCGGGTGGGCGATAGCGTGGTGGTGGACGGCAAGTCCGGCCAAATCACCAGCGGCGCTGCCAATGTGAGGGCTGGTTGATGGACCCGCAGATTTTCTGGTCAAGCGAGGGGTGGGACGGTGATCTGTCCCTCGCGATCCCCGATCTTGCCCGCGATGAGGATCTAAAGACGGCGGTTCTGATCTCGCTGTTTTCGGACCGGCGGGCGTTGGTGGATGATCCGCTGCCCGATGGTATCAGTATTTGGCGCGGGGCCGAAGGCGACGCCGTGCCCGGCCTGTCGGGGCGGCGCGGTTGGTGGGCGGACCCAACCCTACCGGCGCTGCCCGCAGGTCAGGCCGATTGGATCGGCTCGCGCCTATGGTTGCTGTCCCGCGAGAAATGGACCCCGGCGGTGGCCGAACGGGTGCGGTTTTACGCCGAGGAGGCGCTGACGTGGCTGCTGGAGGATGGCGTCGCCACGGCGCTGGCCTTCGAGGTGGAACGCACGCCGTTTCAGGCGATCCAGCTTTACGTAACCATCACCCGGTCGGGCGGGGCGCTGTGGCAGGGGCGCTTCGATTGGGCGTGGTCCGATTTATTTAAGCTGAAGCAATAGCTTAACCATTTTTCGGGCATCCGAAAAAAGGCTGTTAACCCTCCACTAGGGATTTACCCCATGCCGTTTTATCGGCCTCCCCTGCGCGAGATGGTCGCGCGGATCGGGGAGGATATTGCCGCCCGCCTGCCGGGCGCGGAAGCCGCCCTGCGCCGGTCGGTATTGGGCGTGCTGACAAGGGTTTTCGCGGGCGCGGTGGATGGGCTCTATGGCTATCTCACCTGGCTCGCGCGCCAGATTTTCCCCGATACGGCGGAGGGGGTTTACCTCGACCGGTGGGCCGCCATTTGGGGGGTAAGCCGTAAGCCCGCCGCCCGCGCCTTTGGGCAGGTGCGCGTCACCGGCTTTGCCGGGGCATTGGTGCCCATCGGTACGGCCTGGGCGTGGCAGGGCGGGATCGATGCCGAGGGGCAGGCGCTGCCGACCGTGATTGTCGAGGCGACCGAAGAGGTGACGCTGCCGCCCACCGGCTTTGCGCTGGTTTCGGCGCGGGCAGCGGAAGCGGGGGCAGGCAGCACGCTGCCCGTTGGCGCGCGCCTGTCGCTGGTTAATGCGCTGCCGGGGATTTTTGCCGATGCCCGCGTCGAGACTGCCTGGGGTGGCGGCGCGGATGTCGAGAGCGACGAGAGTTTGCGCGAGCGGCTGCTGGCGCGCATTCAGCGCCCGCCGGAAGGCGGGGCGGTGCATGATTATCTGGCTTGGGCGCTGGCGGTGCCGGGGGTATCGCGCGCCTGGATTTACCCGCACCGAATGGGCCTCGGCACCGTCGGCGTGGCGGTAATGTGGCAAGACGGCGCGGGCGGGGACCGCACCGCGACCGATGGCGAGCTGCAATTGGTGTTCAATTACATCGAAGACCGCCGCCCGGTGACGGTGGGGGTGTTCGTCTTTGCCCTGCAGTCGGTGGCGATCAACCTCACCATTCGCCTCAAGCCGCCCAGCCAGGCGGTGAAAAACGCGGTGCGGGCCAATCTGCTCGATCTCTTTATGCGCGAGGGCGCGCCCGGCGGCGTGCTGCTGATCTCCCATATTCGGGAGGCGATCAGCACGGCCTTGGGCGAGTGGGACCATGTGGTCTATCCGCCCACGGGACCGGACATTACCAACGATCAATATGGCAACGCCATTATGGCCGATGCCGCCGGAATCCCGGTGTTGGGGGTGATTACATGGATCAACCTGTAATTCCAGCGCTCCCCCCCGAACTGCTGATCCCCTGCGGTGCGACGGATGAGGATTATCGGCAGATGATGGCGGACCTGCTGCCGCTGGGGCCGGTTTGGCCGCGCCGACCGGAAAGCACGCTGCAACGGCTGCTGCTGGCCTTCGGGGCGGAGCTTGCCCGTGCCCACAATCGCGGCTGCGATTTGGCGCGCGAGGCGGTGCCATCCGACTCGGTCGAGCTTTTGCCCGATTGGGAGCGGGTAACGGGCCTGCCGGACGAATGCGAGCCGCCGGGCGGATCGACGATTGAAGCCCGGCAACGGCGCGTCGTGGCGAAACTCAACCACCGGGGCGGGCAGTCAATCCAGGTTTATAAGGACCTGGCGCGCGACAGTTTTGGCATCAGCCTGTGCGTGCGCGAGTTTCGCCCGTTTCGGGCCGGGCCGGATCGGCCTTCGAGCGATCCGGCTGCGCCGGGTGCGGCCCCGACCGGCTTTGTCGTCGGGCGGCGCTTGCAGTCGGAATTCTACGGGCATGCCGGGGCGGTGCTGTCGAACAATGATTGGCGGTTTGTGTGGTCGGTCTGCCTCTGCGATCCCGCCAGCGCCCCGCCGGGCGCGCAAGAAATCAAATTCAGGGCCGGGGCGAAGCCGCACCCGGCGCAAATCGGGGCTTTGGGCCGCGCGGGCGACCCGTTGCGGATCTACGAGGATAACCTCGTTTGGTTCCTTTGCCTCCTCAACCGAAACAAACCGGCGCACACGCTCCTCGTTTGGAACGTGCTCTGCCCCGACCTCATGGAGCGGTTTAAATATGCATAGGATTGATGGGGAGGGCGCAACACCCGACCGGCGCTTTACCGAGGGCAACCCGATAAACGGGACGGTGCCCACGGTGGTGACGGCTGGGTGGCTGAACGACCTGCAAGAAAACATCATGCGGGTGCTCCAAGAGGGCGGGATTGTAGCAGTTAAGGGCCGCGATCTTGATTTGTGGGATGCCATCAAAGCGGGTACGACGCGGCTGATCGACGACGCTTTCCAGAGTTTCGAGTACGTCCAGCAGGGCGGCAATGTGACCGGTACGATTAAGGGTGGCAAATTCACCCTAAATGCCCCCGTACCGCCGCCCCCGACCGGTGGAGGTGGGGATGGACCCGCTATTCCCGATGGGGTGGTTGCGATTGGCTCGGGTACCAGCATTCGCCCGGCGCAAACGGGATCGTCAGCCGCGACCTGGAACGGCAAGCTTTTGGGTGTGAACGATGGTGCGGTGGGCGCAAACGGCGGCGATGGGCTGTTCGTGGTCTACGCGGGCACCGGCACCGGCAATTTCATCACGGCGATTGAAAGCAGCGGCCCCGGCCCGGCGATTGCCGGGAAAAACTTTATCCGCTGCGCCAATTCTGTTCCTGCGCCCGGCGATGGCGGCAGCCTCGCGTTTCAGGTCGATATGCAGGGCAATGGGTCGGCCCGAAGCTGGAACCTGCTGCCCGCCGATTATGCCGAATGGTTTGAAACCGTTGATGGTCAGCCGATTCCGCCGGGGGTTTCGGTCGTGCTGGACGGCGGGAAAGTCCGCGTCGCCACGCCGAAAGACGCGCGGCGGAATATTCTCGGTATCACCCGCCCGGCGGGCGCGCCGGGGGTGATCGGCAATTCAGCCGAACACCATTGGTCCAAAGCGTTCCTAACGGATGCCTTCGGGCAGCCGATTCTGGAGGAAATCCAGCGTGAGGAAACCGACCCCGAAAGCGGCGCGGTGACGCTGGTGGCAGCGCTTACGCCCAAACGCAACCCGGATTATGACCCGGCCTTGCCTTACGTGCCGCGCAGCCAGCGCCCCGAATGGGCGTTGGTCGGGCTGCTCGGGCAAATCCCGGCGCTCCCCGATCAGCCGATGGGTGACCGTTGGGTCACGATGGCCGAAACCGACACACTTACTCTTTATTTCGTGAGGTAATAATCATGGCACGGCTTGCCCTAAACTTTGGCTCTCCCGCCAATAATGACGGCGAAAAACTGAAAAGCGCCTTTGCTAAAATCGATACGATGACGGAGGAGATTTATACCCTCCTCAGCAACGCTCAGCCAAAAACTCCCTTCCTGACCGGGTTGTTGGCGTTGAATAGCGCGGGGCTGCTCGCGCGGAACAGCGACGGCGCTGCGGTGGTGCAGCCCATCGGCGCGTTCGGCGGCACGCTGCTGGCGGCGGGCACGGCGGCGAGCGCACGCGGGGCGCTGGAGTTGGGGGATGCGGCGCGGCTGGGCGTCGGTGGCCCCGGCGGGGCCGTGGTCTATGATGAGAACGGCCAGCTTCCCTTTGGCGCACTGCCCCCCATTCAGTTGGGCAATATTCAAGGTTTGCCGTCGACCTGGGCACCTTCGGCCCACACGCACCCCTGGACGGAGCTAAGCTTTATTCCGCCGCTCGTCGCCGCGCTGTCGCAATTGCTGGGCGATGGGCTGCTGACAAAAGCGGGCGGGGTGCTGAGCCTCACCAATGCCAGCGCAACCGGCCTGTCGCTGCTGGCGGCTTTGGATGCACCGGGCGCGCGGGGCCTGCTGGGCCTTGGGGCTGTGGCGCTGGCGGGTTGGGACGTGGAGGGCGGTGCGGCGCGCATTACCGGGGGTAAAATCTCGGCGGCGTTTATTCCCCAGATCAACTACGAGCTTGACCCGCAATTTCCGGCCAATGAGGCCGAACGGCTGGCCTTGCCTGCTGAAACTCCGGCGGGCACGCTGGTATTCCAGGCCACCCCGCCGGGTATTTATGTTGTCACCGATCAGCCCGCCAATCGGTTTTATGATTTCACCCCGCCCGGATCGCCGGTGTTATCGGTCTTTGGCCTTACGGGCGCGGTGCAGATCAATAATCTTACCGCGCTTGCGGGCGCAGCGGCGGACGCCGATCAACTGGCGCTCTTTGACGCCTCGACGGCGACCCACACCCGCGTGACGCGCGGGGCGCTGCTCAGCATGACGGGCGCGCCCGATGGCAAGGCGGGGCTTGCCGATGGCAGCGCGAGCCTGATGGTGGCGAGCGGGCTGGGCGTTCTGTCGAAAGTCGCGCTGTCCGATTGGCTGAACGCCCACGCGGCCCGCGCCAATCCGCTTGAGAGTGATTTAATCCTTGCGGGTCCGGCGGCGGGGCTGCCGGGGAAAACCACCCTGGCGCAACTCTTTACCGGGCGGACGCTGAAGGGCGGCACGCTCGCGGGGATTCTTGAAGCGGAAACGGTCCGGGCGAATTGGAGTGGGTCGGTTGTTCTCCCCCCCTATACCGACCAGAACATCTACCGGGGTCTGCTCACCGGCAATACGGTGCTGACCCTGCCCGCCCGCCCGGCGGGGGTGAATGTGGGTTTGGGGATTACAATCGTCATCGATCAGGATGGCACGGGCGGACGCACCCTGACCGTCAACGCTGCGGGCGGAGAAACCATTTATTGGAACGGCGGCGGTGGTCCTGCCATCCTCACGGCAGCCAATATGCGCACTTACATTAACTTGGTGGCTCACGCGGGCGAAAACCGCTGGGACGCGACGATTGTGTGGAAGCAATAATGCGCACGCTCACGAACCGGCTAATCGGCGGTGGGGGCGCGCCGCCGCTGCCGCAATGGCGCGTGGTGAACGCCCCCGTGCTGGCCTATTGGTACCTGATGGCGACCGATGGGGCGGGGCGGTGGGTGGCGCTCGGCAATCTGCCGACCAACGGCAATACCGCCGTCACCGCGATCTCAACCGACAATGGCGAATCCTGGTCAATGGGCGGGACGTTTCCGGGGGGCAGCGGTTTTACGCGATTAATCTATCATGACGGGCTGTTTATGGCCGTGGGTCTCTATGCCGTTTGGTCGACCCCAAACGGCAATACCTGGAGCCCCGAAACCCTGCCGTATGCCCCGAGCCCGGCGAACGGCTATGCATGCGCGCTGGCG